GGTAAGCAGGTGATTGAATGGGCGACCAGCACCACGGCTCACGAAGCTGCTAGAGAGTTTTTCGTTAGAAACTCCAGATATTTAGCGGGGCGAAAGGGAGCGGTGTTATCTGGACCAAATCCTGCGGCGGAACCAATTTGTCAGGGGTGGATAAATCGCGGGGTTGTACCGCTTGCAGAAGCATTGAGAAATCCGCCCCCTTATCACTTGAACTGTCCGCACCGTTGGAATTACGATGTAAGACGACTAACGTTTTTTGAGGCGGAGCGGATTGGTGAACTGCTGTGGAAGGGAGAGTGACCATGCTCAGAAAAGATGGACAGGGCAACTGGTGTCTTTACTCCAAAGATGGAAAGAGAAAATTGAAGAGATTTGGAAAAAAGAAACCGTCGGCCTCAGCGGTTGCTAAAGAGGAGCGACGGGTTCAGTACTTCAAGCACAAGGGAGAGACGGAGGCGGAACCAGTTGTCGAGTTTATGGGTGACAGCGAGTTCTTTGATGTCCTTGCGGAAGGGGTGGGCCTGCGTATGCGTACCCCAAAGACACAAGAACTCGCGGAGGGCGATGTCGGTTATATAGATGTCGCTATGATAGAACCGGGGTGGGGCAATCAGCGTGACAAGCACTACTACCCAAGGGAAACGCTAGAACGAGACGCCGGAGTTTTTGAGGGTGTCAAGATGTTTACCACTGACCACGTAGAAGGCGAACACAACGTCCGCAACTGGGTTTCTACTGTTGTAGAGGCCGGACAGAGGTTTGCGAAGGACGGTTCCCCAATCGCCAAAGTTGCAGTCCACGACTCAGCGTTTTATGAACAGTTGAAAAACCTAAAGAAGCTCGGTCAACTGGACAAGATGGAATGTTCTATCTTGGCTGGTGGTACTGCGCGTCGTGCGACTGTGGACGGCGAAGAAGCAAACGTTGTGGAGTCAATCACCAAGGCGAAAGCGATTGACTGGGTGTCTAAGGGTGGTGCGGGTGGTCACGCTATGGCTTTAGTCGAGTCAGAGGTCGGAAGTCTGGACCTCTTGACCGTTAAGCAGTTGAGAGAGGCCAGACCTGATCTTGTCCAGGAGATCGCGGGTACAGCCGACAACAACCAGGACGATACCGATGAGGAGGTAAATATGGACCTGGAAAAAAGACTGAAGGAGGCTGAGGACCGTATAGAGGAACTTGGGAAAGACAACAAGACTCTGGTTACAGCCCTCCAAGAGACTGAGGAAGAGTTGGGGACAGCACTCACAGAGACTGCTAAAGCTCGCGCCGTGAGCTATCTGCAGGAGCAGGCTGGTGAAAAAGAACTACATCCGGCGGTGGTCAAAAAGCTGACCCGTATCATCACGGAGGGCGTCTGGGAAGCTGATGCCGACGTGCAGAGCGTTGTCGACTCCTTGATCGAAGAGGAAGTAAAGTACGTCAACGAGTTTGTACCTGTTGACGATGGGGATGACGACACTGAAGAGGTTGATGCCAAGGGCAAGAAGGACGATGAGGACGGTGTTCTGGGCATCAGTGAGTTTGGGTTCGAGAGCGACGACGATGGCAAACCAGTAACGCTAAAGGAGCACAGCACCGCTTTGGATAGCGTTCTGAAGAAATATATTGGCATCGACACCGAAGCTTGGACCGAAGCGCATTACGGCGACTGATTCACAGAACGCTAGTCAAAATCTAACAGGAGGTAACTCAATATGGCTAGAGACACAGAAAGTGGTTGGCAAGCGAGTTCCGGCCCATACTGCAATATCGTTGCGCCGTATGCTCGTTTGGAGGACATCACTCCGACTGAGCATAAACCGGCCTGCATTTTGGGTACGGATGGTTCCAGTCTGACCGGAACTATCGTGGACCTGGACGCCACGAACTCGTTAGTAACAATCAACGTCGCGGACGGCTTCCGAGCTTATCATCAAGTCCGCAACGTACTGACCTACGCTGCTGCAGTGGAGGCTACTTGGGGTCAGATCAACTTTGGTACAGTTGTGTACTACGATCCTAGCGCAACCATGCCTGCGGCGGTGAAGTTGTCGCTTTCTCCACTGGACAACACAGGTGCGCGTAACACGATTTTTGGGCATGTGGTTTACGCACAGGATGAAGAAGATACGCCTTGGGACACATCGCGTGACCCGTTTCCGCTAGGTACTGCCGGAGTCGCATCCACACAGGAAGATGTGGTTGTGATCCAGCAGTGCAAGTCGAATGAGGCGTAAGGGAGACTGACATGAGACAAATTATCGCGATGCTCCAAGAACTCGCCGTAACGAACTACCCAAGAAAAGAGAAAACGTACCGTCAGGCTTACCCCCTGATTGACGCATCTCTCGGATCGGGTCTTGATCCACGCGGCTCAGGTGTCGGCCCCCTAAACGCTGTCCAGCTTGCAGAGGTTATGACTGCAAGTGACTTCCCATTCGTAATCGGGGAGTTCGTCAATAGGGCTATGTGGCCCGCCTATACCCAGTGGAGGTACAACTTCGAGCCACTGGTGTTCAACGACACACTAACCAACTTCATGACCCATACACGCTATCAGCGGCAAGAGGAGTTGGACGACCTCGAAATGGTGAGGCCGAACAATCCCGCACGTGCTGGCTACCTTGCTGATGCTTACAAGCGTGAGTACCGCGTCTATCGTTGGGAGAAGCAGTGGGACCTCGAATATGAGGCCCTAGTAAATGACGATCTCGGTTACTTCCGCGACTTTGCTACCATGATGGGACGCTCGGCGCGTCGCACGATTGAGAAGTTCGTTAGTACGCTTTACTTCAACGCAACTACAATCGCGGCTCTGGTCGCTCTTGGTGCGTTGTACTCTGGGACCGCTCGACTATCAACGAACGCTTTGATGGTTGCGTGGCACGCTTTCTCGCAGCGTACCGATGGACGCGGGGAGCCGCTGGTCACTGGTGGTCCGGTCTATCTGGTCATCCATCGTGGGTTGGAGTTGACGGCCCGACAGATTTTGCGGTCGGTGCAGGTTGCTGAAAACGCGACAAACGCTGTCAACGTTCTCCCGCCTTTGGAGATCATCGTTGACCCGTACCTAACCGGAACCGCTCCTAACTTGCCGTGGTTCTTGTTCGTGCGACCGGATACTTCCGGTATCCGAACTGTAACCCTGGCACGGATGAACGGTGTACCTGGACCGCGTATCCTTCAGAAAACCCCCAACCAGTCAACGTTTGCCACCTTCGGAGCGTTGGGTGCTGCTGTTCCTGGTCTTGGCGACTTCGACACTGGTAACTTTAGCGTCAAAGCTGCTGACATCTGGGGTGGGTGGGCTGATGCTACATACTCCGGTGTGACCGACTATCGGGGTATTTACTACTCGTCCGGTACGACTGGTTAATCGAGGCGAATAAAAGGGAGACATGACGATGGCTACAAGGAAACAACGCAAAAGGAGTACCGCATCCAGAGTTCCAAGGGGTGCGGTACTCCCAACTGATATGGCTGCGAAGATCGCAGGTGAAGAGCTAGAGGACACTATAATAGAGACAGGTCCGCTAGGCAATCCCGACTACGTAGAGCACGGATCAGAAGAACACAAGGTTCTAGTAGGGTTTGACCCAGAGACAGATGAGTTGGTGTACGATCTGACTGGCGAAGAAGAGAGGATTGCTGAGAGGTTTGAACGACAGCGACGGGCCTATGTCGACTCTGGAGAGCCGGAAGCACCTCCAGGATGTCCAGATGCTTGGGTTCCTGCCGATAGTCAATAGGCTATAACGAGAGGAGTTTGAATATGAGCTTAGGAAACCAAGTTCTACACCCGTTCGTGCCTCAGATATTCGACCCCACAAGATACCCCGGCCAGATGGGGGTTGTTGGGGCAGAGGTTGATGAGGGGTTACGTACAGCGAGTCGGAGTGTTGTTTACCACGTAGATAGAACCAACCCAAGGGCAAACGACTCCAATGACGGTACTGACCCGAAGGAGCCGAAACTCACTATCCAGAGCGCGATCACGGCTCATAATGCCCGTATCAACTGGGGAGATGCTTTTGGGGGTTTGCTCCCACACAGCACCATCCTAGTTGGTCCTGGCGTCTATGCTGAGAATCTTACTCCGGCATACTACTGCCGAATCATTGGTTTGGGTATACTGGGTACGGACTCTGCAACGGAGATTCACCCCGCTACGGGGTCGGCCCTTGCTGGTACTGGGTTGAGCCTTTACCTGAGTAACCTTTGGTTTGAAGCGGAAACAGCCGTCCCTGTTATCGACTTTGGTGTTTGCAACAATGTTGTTATCGAGGATTGTGCCGTTATGATGGGTATTGCTGGTCTAGCGACAATGGGTATACAGACCGACAATGCTTCTCATTCTCAGTTCCGGCGCATCCTCTTTGGTAGCGGTGTTGCAAACCTACCTATCGGTATGCAACACTTGGGAGGGGCTAATAAGTTCCTCCACCAATGTCTGATTGAGGACAACAGAATCTTCGCGGCGACGACTGGAATCGACATCCCGGCCAACTGTACTGCGAGCGGTTCCGTCATCAAAAGCAATGTGATTGTAGGTCGCCCTGTCACGGGCATCTCTGACCTCAATGGTGGGACTTACTGCATCGACAATTGGGTTACGGCTTCTGTAGACGCCATCAATCACGCTAACCTAGCGACCAACTGTATCGCTAACCACGTCTTAGACGCGGCTGTGGGTGCTGTTGAGGCCGCAGGCACGACATAGGAGATATGAATATGTCTGTAATTGATCCTAGAGAACAGGTGAAGGCGTTGCTCGAAGAGGTATCCAACGATGAGCAGAAGAAACAGTTGGAGGGCGTTCTTGCGAGTCTTACTGATGACAGCCCTGCGGTGGTTCGACACAAAGCAGCAATCGCGTCTCCTCCACCGAAGGAAAAGAAAAAGAAGGCCGCGACTTCCAAATCTTCAGGCGATGCGTGAACCTGCTTACCTAACGTGCTAGGCGCGTTCCTGAGCAGCTAACATAGACTCAGAACGCGCCTGGTACGTCGGACTTATAAGGAATTTATTCGATGTCTTATAGAAATCCAATTCCAGGAAGAGAAGCTATGTGGGCTACCTTTGCGATCACGATGACTAATTTCACGTGAAATTGTTAAGGGTGTGGGTATGGGCACTCCCTCCTGAGTTCCGGCTTAGGTTCGCCCCGTCCCCGTACCCACCCCTTTTTATATAAAGGAGTATAATATGTCTGGAGACAN